TGACGAAGGTTTGACTGACCACCCGCTTCCAGGGTATGTGACGAACGACTCGAAGTGGAAGACCGATTCGGGCGTGCTGATTGGGCAGGGCCGCAAGCCGCCGAATGAGGCGTCGGACGTTGCTTTCCAGGGTGTCCACGCCACCTACCTGCTGGCTATTGGCGACGAGGCGGTGGGCTTGAATGCGGGCATGATTGGAGCACTGGCAAATATTGCGACAGGTGTCCACAACCGGCAGTTGCTTATTGCCAACCCGACCGACCCGACGTGTGAGATGGCGAAGATTTGGGTGAAAGAAACCGAGTCGTGGAACCGGATGCACATTAGCGTGTTTGACTCGCCGCTGGTTACGGGCGAGGCGGGCTTTGACCCGGCACGCGCTGAAGGTATGTCGGGCTGGAACTACATCAACGAGCGTAAAGAAGAGTGGGGCGAAGATGACCCGCGCTACATTGCTCGTGTGCTCGGCCAGTGGGCTTTCGATTCAGGCAACACCGTGTTCAGTGAAAGTGACATCACCAACTGCCTGAACGCTTACGTGCTACCCGACCCGGATGCGCCAATCCATTTGGGCGTTGACATTGCTTGGAGCGATAAGGGTGACTTTAGTTCCGTGTACTCGTGCCAGTTGGGCGAAGTGTGGGAGACTGACGACGAAACGGGCAAGCCCGCCATTGCTACGGGCAGGCAGGGGTGGATTGTGCGCCGCGTCGCCACCTGGAAGGGCGCACCGCTGGCGGGACACAACCCGGACAACCCGAGCAACGCTGACAGGATTATTGACTTCACAATGGCGACCGGTGGGCAGTTTGTGAAAGTTGACTCGTCAGGCGTTGGCATGGCGGTCATTCAAGATTTGGCGTCCAGAGATTTGACGTTTGACTTGTACAAGATGGCTGGTGGCGATCCGGCGCGGGAAAATAAGACGTACACTAATTCGCGCGCTGAAGCGTTCTTCGACATGAAGATTGCAGCACACCAAGGTTTGCTTGACCTTGACATTGACGACGAAGACTTTATTGACCAGTTGCGGAGCATCCAGTACGAATACGATGCCCGTAACAGGATCAAGATTCAGTCGAAAGCTGACATGCGCAAAGAAGGCAAAAAGTCTCCCGACTTTGCCGATGCCGCCTGGTATTCGTTTTACATCCCCGAAGACATGCGGGATGAGTTTGGGCGGCTGGGAAGTGTCGTTGCGGTTGAGCCTGAAGAAATCCCCGATTTTGGTTTTCACGACCTAATCACCTCTGAAGGTTGGCCCATGTAGGTGCGATAGAATGGGTTTTATGCCTGAATCGACGCCTTTCCAAGCAATCGAAGAACAGTTTGACGCTTTGCGCAACGAAAATGAAGACTTGCGGGAAAGCCTGGACAATGTGCGGCGTTCGCTGGCGTTTGAAGATCGCGGCTGGACGCTGATTTCAGGCGTGCTCGGCAATGACCATTCTGAAGGTCTGACGCTTGATGAAGTGAAAGACATTTCCGAGACTATCCGACCCTACGTGGTGGGTGGAAGCCTCATGCAACGCGGTGTGAACCTGCGGCGCGGATATGTTTGGGCTAAAGGCATCCACATCGAAGGCGTGGAGCCGAGCAAGAAGGCTGGCGCTCCGAGCCGTTTGCGGCGCTTCTACGAGCGGCAAGTAAACCAGGACAACCTGTTTGGCGCGTCGGCGCATTCCGAGATGGAGCGGTGCGCGTACACGGATGGTGTGCGGATTGCGTTGTGCTACACGGCTTTGGATGAGGTGCGGTCGTTCCCGCTGGAGCAGGTTAGCGACATCCGGTTTAACCCGGATTTTCCTGACGAGGTGTGGGCGATTCAGCGAACGTGGCCCGCGCCGGAATCTGGCAAGGTGCGCAAAGAGTGGTTCTACACCAATAAGTTCACGGGCGCGCGCCAAAAGAGCATTAGCGTCAACAACGAGAACGTCAAGGTTGCGGAAAACGTTACGGCAGTGGTGAAGCGGTTCAACCGCCAAACGGGTTGGCCGATGGGCTTGCCGGACTCGATTGCCGCACTGCCTTGGTATGAGGCGTATTCGGAGATTATGCGTTATGGGCGCGTCGTCAATGAGGCGCTGTCGAAGATGCTGTACAAGATCACCACAAAGACGGGCAAGGCGGCGACTGCCACCTCCACTAAGGTGAAAAACGCTACCGGTCACGGCCAGACTGCGGTGATGACGGACGGCCAAGACCTCCAGGCGATCAACACTGCCGGTAAAGGCTACGACTTCACTTCGGCGCGTCCCGTTGCGGCGATGATGGCGGCGGCGCTGGATGTGCCCAACATTGAGCTTCTGTCCGACTCTGCTGCGGCTGGCTCATCGTATGGTGCGGCACAGTCGCTTACGCCTTCCACGATTAATGCCATGCGTTTCCGGCAGGACGAGTGGGTTGAGTTCTATAAAGAGGTGTTTTCCGTTTTTGGCCTCGGCACCCCGAAGATGTGGTTTGATCCGATTGAAGAACCAGACCCATATAGAGAAATGCAAAGATCGGTCTTGGCTTTTGGAACTGGCCTAATGCACGCCGACGAAGCCCGCTCCAACCTCCTTGACGTTCTTGACATTGCACCTCTACACGACTCTGCACCAGATGGCGTCATGTTGCCCAATAATTCTAATTCTATGGCTCGCACGGATGTTGACCCCAATGGCGCAAGCTTCGGCACGCAGGCGGCGTCTCCAGACCAGGGCAGAAGCAATGGCGCTGGTGGAAACTCGGTAAACGACATGCGATCCGACATTCTTTCCAATTCTCTCGCCTCGATAAATCTTGAGCAGATGCGGGAATTGGTTGAGAGGTTTGAGTCAGCAGCAAGCGTGTTACGAACCCAGCCGTGATAGTCTAACCCCATAGAAATACCCCCGCGACACAGCCATGTCCGGGGGCGTGACCGAGTAGATTGGATACCCGATGGAAGCCACTGTAGCACGTACTTGCAGCATTGAGGGATGCGAGCGCAAGTACGTAGCAAAGGGCTACTGCTCTATGCATTGGCAACGAAATAGCAGGGGGGCGGATTTGTCTGCTCCAGTGCGTCAGGTTGATCCGAGTCGGGGATGTGCGGCTGAAGGATGCAGTCGCCCCCATCTTGCTCTGGGTTACTGTGAAATGCATTATCAGCGAACGAAAAATGGTACTGATATTGATGCACCGCTACAGGTGCAACGAAAGGCCAACCCCGGAGAGTGGCGCAAATGGGAGTATACGCCCAGTGGGTATCTCGTAAGATCAAGAAAGATTAATGGCAAGGTTGAAAGACAGTCCCAGCACCGCCTTGTCATGTCCGAGCACCTTGGCCGCGAACTTATGCCTCATGAAAACGTGCATCACAAGAACGGCATCAAAGACGACAACCGTATTGAGAACCTGGAACTTTGGAGTACAAGCCAACCTGCGGGCCAGCGCGTTGAGGATAAAATTGCGTGGGCAAAAAAATTGCTTGAGGGTTACGGCTATAAGGTAATGCGATAAGACTCAGCAATTGCACGGTGGTGTATTATTGTAAATATCATGACCGTTACTCTTTCTGAGCAAGTTGCAGAAGCGCCCGTCAAAGCGGGAAAACTTTGGCGCGTCAAAATCGCAACCCCAGGTCAAGGCTCTAGCGGCTACTACAGCGCCGAAGTCCTTAAAGAGTATGGCCCAATCGCCATCCCAGCCGGAACCAAGGCTTTTATTGGTCACGCAAAGCCGCAAGACCGCAGCCTTAGGGATTTGGCCGGAACGTACCCAAGCGGAGCATACTGGGTCGAGGCGGAGAACGCGCTTTTTGCAGACCTGAAGCCAGCCACCGCTAAGTGGGCAGAGGTTTTGGAAGAACTGGGGCCGCTTGCCGAGGCAAGCATCAACATTTCAGGCACTAAAGATGCCCAGGGCAACGTTCTCACGATGGAATACCACCGGGCAAATACGGTTGACCTCGTGGCTCACGCTGGCCTGGAGGGGTCGGGCCTTACCGAACAAATCGAAAGTCTTATCGAATCGGCACGTTTTGATTCGGAAAAACCTGGCGTCACCTCGGCGTCCACGGAGAAAGAAATAATGGACAACAAGGAAATCGTTGAGGGCTTTGCCGCTCTCAAGACCCTCGTTGAAGCCCTTATTGCCAAGATCGACGGCAAGACGCAGGTCGAGGCCCAAGCTAAGGTTGACGCCGAGGCTTTGGACGCGGCCGTGACGGAGGCCCTTACGGCTTTCGACGCCAAGCGTGCGCTGATCGAATCGGTGGAGCTTCTGCCCAGTCAGCGCGCGTCGCTGATTGAGCAGGCGCGTAGTGGTGCAGACGTTGCACCGCTCATCGAGCAGGCGAAAAAGGTTTACGACGAGGCCAAGTCGGCTGTTCTGAACGAGTCTGAGGTTGGGCGTGGCTTCACGTCTTCCACCGAGGACTGGACTGTTGCGGGGGTTCGACTCAATGGCTAACAACATGACCCACAAGTACACGAAGACCGAAGTGTGGCCCGTTGTTACGGGCACCGTTTCGGGCGGCGCTGTGGTTTCCACTTCGGCCAGCGGTCGCATTCCTGCGGTTGCCCTGACCGACCGTGGCGACGCTGAGCGCACCGAAACCTTCGGGCCTTACGACATCACCTACCCCAGTGGTGGAATCGGCCTTGAGACTGACCAGGCAACGGTTGCTCTCGACGGCGCTTTCCGCTTTGCGGTGACGGGCGCTTCGGCTTCGACCGTGCGCAACACGCCGGTTTACGCAGTGCTCTCCACCGACACGGTGACGAGCCTCACGCTGACCGCCAGCACGAACCCTCCGTTCGGACGAATCGACCGCTTCATCGGCGAAGATTCGGCTACGGAGTGCTCGGTCTGGATCGGCGACTTCGTGGACGCGACCTAAGATGAGTGAGACTATGAGCAAGATTGAGTTCAAGGACAAGTTCACCCTTGACGGTTACGCAAAGCCTGGTGTTGGTGTTACCAAGGCCAAGGTTGCGAAGGTTAAGCAGCTTATGGAGGCTGCAATCCGTGGAGACAAGATCGCCAACGCGACGCTTGCTGAAACGGTAACCACGTCGGACGCCATCTTCAACGCGGCGTTCCTTTCGCAGATTCAGTTCATCCCCCAGTTCCTTGAGCTTCCCCGCACTTGGAGCACCATCGCTGGCGTTCGCACGCTGCCCGACTTCCGTCCGGCTGTTCTGCGTGGCATCTTCGGTGAGTTCGAGGGCCTTGAGCGTGACGATGCAGGCCCCGACAACCCGGCTGGCATTGCGCCCGTCGTTGCCGAGCTTGCGCCGTACCCCTACGCGACCGTTGGTAGCGTTGAGGCGGCTTACGGTCGTCTGAAGAAGCGCGGTTTCAAGACCGGCTACTCGTGGGAAGCGTCGATCAACGAGGATGCCGCTGGCTTCTTCGCTGACCTTCCGGGCGAGATGCTTCGTGTGGCGCTCGACACCGAAGAGTACGAAGTTTATTCGGCCCTCATCGGTGCGCTTGGTGCTGGACAGCAGTTGCAGGCTGGCACGACCTACTCGGGCGAGTCGGTTCTGGTCAACGCTCCGTTCAGCCGTCAGGCCCTCAGCCTGCTGATTGAGCAGATGGCGCTGCGCCCGGTCAACGGTCGTTACGTCGGTCGTTCGAGCACGGGCTACGCGGTCATCGTTCCGATTGGTGCTGGAGATTCGGCTCGTTTCGAGTTGACTCAGGCTATCATCCAGGTGCAGGATGGTTCGTTCATCCTCAGCGCCCAGGATCAGGGCTTCGGCAACATCGAGATTGTTGAGTCGGAGTACGTCACCGGCACGGCATGGTACGTTGTCCCCCGTCCGGGTGGCCTGCGTCGTCCGTTCCTTGAGCTTGGTCGCCTTCGCGGGCACGAGGCTCCTGAGATTCGGGTTGAGAACGCAACGGGCACCTTCCAGGGTGGTTCGGCTGTGTCGCCGTTTGAGGGTTCGTTCCAGAACGACTCGATTGACATGCGTCTTCGGATGCCGGTCGCCGGTTTGGTGTGGTTTTCTACCCTCGGCGGGTGGAGTTCGGGCGCGGGCGTCTAAGCCATTCCTTAAAGTCACCCCCGGTATTCAGTTTGGCTGGCCGGGGGTTTCTTTATGCGCTAAACTGGAAACGACTAGTCGCACCACCTAACGTTAGGACAACACCATGACTTCACCCAAGCCTGTCGTGCTCACGCAGTCGGCAACCAACCCGGCTACGCACGACCCTGAGCCGCTGGTTATCGTCGGCAACTTTCCTTCGACTGCGCTCACTGTCGTGCCCGGTTCGTTTGCTGACCTCGCTGCTGTGAGAACCTACCTCAACACTTTGGTGACGGAACTTAAGGCCAGCCCTTACTTCTCTTGATCTGAATAGAGTTACACCCGACAAGGTAACGCTAAAACGCTCTGGGGCCTGAAAATCCCAGGGCGTTTTCTTCTGCTACACTTATGTCCATAAGAGCGTCCTTCCCGCTCGCGGCCCCCTCGTTGAGTCACCCGAAAGTTTTTCCCTCCTTCTCCTTTCGGGCAGATTCCGAGGGGGCCTTTTTGCGCCCCTGGTAGAATTGGTGTAACCGTTTGGAAAGGTTCCCACAAACATGCCCGCAACCGTTGCTGACAAATCCGTTTACAGCGGCGAAACTTTGTCGTGGCCGTTCCGGTTCCGCACCGAACCATCGCCTGCGGGTTCACCGTCAGACCTGTCTGCTTGGACTTTTACCGCACAGTGGCGTAGCGAGCGTGACGCAGAAAACGCACTCGACTTTGCTGTAGATCAAACCAACAAAGCCACAGGTGTCATCATCTTGACTATGACCTCTGAGCAGACCGAAACGATGGCTGGCAATGGCTACTTCGATTTGGACGGATACAACGGAACCGATTTGGTGACTTTCCTACAGGGGCGCTCTTTGTGGACTCAAGGCATAACCCGTGCCTGAAGTTGTTGAGGTTTTAACGCCAGCGGTTGCAGCGGTTGTTGAAGTTTCCACGCCAGCAATTGCCGATGTCGTAGAGGTTGTCGAACCCGCCGAAGTTGGCGTTGTAGAGGTTGTCGAACCTGGCGTTGTAGGCTTTGTTGAGGTTGTCGAACCTGGCCCCTACGAGGTTGTCGAAGTTATCCAAGTTCAGGGCATCCCCGGCCCCCCTGGGCCTGCGGGCGGCTTGCAGGACACGTTTGAAACGGTGTCGCAGAACTTGGAGGGGTCTGCGCATTCGTTGACGTGGGCTGGCGGTTTGGTGTCATCGGTGGTGTACGTGTCGGGGGTGACGAAAACGTTTGCCTACTCGGGGGATGTGTTGTCGTCGGTGACGTTGAGTGGCGCGACACCGGGCGGCATTGATTTGGTGAA